CGCCATTTAAAGTTCCTAGGCCAACTTCAAACTCAGCTTGATCTTGATGTGCGATACAATAATAAACTGTGTTTGAGTTACCAATACCAGCAGCAAAAGTTTCAAAACCTGTTACTGCACCGCCTAAAGATACAGCACCTGTGCCTGTTGTTGTTGTGGTTTCTTTTACTCTGTCGTTAATTACTAACGCCATTTAAATTCTCCTATGCTAATCTTAATATAGCGTTACTAGCGTCAGCGGTAGGAAACTGAATAGTGAAAGTTCCACTGGTAGATGTTTTATCTCCACCAAAATCTAAAACAGCCACAGCTTTATTTGATTGAGAGCTGTTATAAATTAAAGCTCCTCTTGCTGTAATTGTTGCCGATGTAAAAGATATATCAGCAAAATCGCAGATAGCAGTTGTTCCAGAAGTAGTTGGAGTAACACTTGTTAGAGATCCACCACCTGAACTATAAGTTCCTGAGTCAGATACTTCGTTTGAAGTGCTAAACGCAGTTGTGCTTGCACCTAATGAAGCACTACTCGTATATAAAGCTATCTTAAAAGTATCACCTGAACTCGCTGTAAAGTTGTGTGTTCCTACTAATAACTCTTGTTTAAAACTTGTACAAACAGCTTGACTTATTGCCATGTTTTATTCTCCTATGGGTTTTTAGACTGCAAAGGAGTTCTAAGAGCCCCATGCATATATTCATCTCTTCGGTGTCTTCCTTGTTGTTCTATGACTAACTCTTGAAGAGCACGTTGGTATGATTGTTCATAAATTTGCAGCATTTGAGCTGGTCCCTTCAAAAATTTGAAGGCTTCTGCAAGACATCCGTAAAGTAATAATGCTGGTGCATTATCACCTAACCATGAGGTACTGTTTGAACTAGACAGTCTTGTTGGTAATCTAGTTATACCTAATTCTACGTTATATGCTAGATCAGGAGTAGGTGCAACATAAATTGTGTTATGGTCCCACCAAGCCCAATATCTAGGCTCTGCAGTTGCAGTTCGATCTGGCCAATATTCATTCATATAACTTACATCTCTTTGTTCTAAAAAACTTCTTGTGGGTGTTCCTGAGGGTGCAAATATTTGCATTGTTCTAACAGTCCCTAATGAAGTTGGCTCTGGTCTACTGCCACCAGGTAAAGATAAAAAAGGGTTACTAGCTGTTAAATTAGCACTTTGATGAGATTTAAATACGTCAATATCTACATCTCTAAATATTCTATTTTCTGCATGTTCAATAAAGTCATTAGTTATTGTAGAAGTAAGAACGTCAGAACTAGTTTCTGTATAATCTAATATTTGCTGAGTTAATTCTGAGTATGTTGTAGCCATTATGAAATACTCACTGTTACACTTCCTAAGTAAGAAGATACTACAGGAGGTTGTTTTTTCGAAACTTGCATAGAATTATTATATTCAAAAAATCCTGAACCGCCAACAAAAACTGTCATCGGCTCTGTTCTATCAGGTCTAGCGTCCTCTATACTCTGTGCGTCGGACGAGTGTCTTTGTCTTTCTAATTGAGGATGTTTTTCTTCAAACTCAGATTTGTGAACTAAAGAACCATTCCATTCTTTACGCATTTCTTTGTAAGGAAACTGTATACCGCTTCTATCTGATATCGCTTGTGAATACTTACCAACTGCTTTTGGCATTAGATATAACTTCTCTCTGGAGTCGCAAAGAAACTAGATCTAGGTCTGTCTTCTTCTGATGCTCGTTGCCACTCTTCTTCATATAGTTGTTTTAATAAAGGAGTTCTCTCTGGAGCTTTTTTTACAGAAACGTAGTATGCTAAGCCAGAAGTTAAACAAGGTAAAAATCTTGTTGGAACTTCTAACTGATCATTATAATCACCAGCATCTTGTATTTTAGTTAGTCCATAATACTTAAAAGTGTGTGCCGCATCTGGAGTGGGGTATAAAAATAAAGTTGGTGTAGAAGTTCCTCTTTCTAAAAAATATTGTACAGGAGTTCCTGTGGTTGATTTATTAGATATGTTTAAATACTCCGCTCTACTTATTCTATCTACCTCAATGTCTGTAGACGAATCAGATTCTGTAAACACTACAGCCTCTAATACGTCAACTAAATCTGAGTCTAAAGTATAACTAGTCGTGCTACCTGCTAAGGTTTTTGTTCTTAGTTCTACTGTCCATAAATTTATACCTCTATTAGCCCACTCAGCTAACATTATATTAAGAGAACGTCTTGCGCTTTTTAAATCATAACCTGATCTAGAGTTGATACCACATCTTTCAAAAGCTTCTTCTATGACTTGATCGACATCTAAATCAAAACTATTTGTTCCTGATGTTGCCATGTTTTACCTTTTTCTTTTTCTTCTTTTTAATAAATTTCTTTTTCTGACCTGCCTTAGATATCTGCTGAGGCATGGAAGATCTAGAAATCATTAATAATTTTTAATGAACTCTGCAATACAAGTATATGTATTACCTGAGTCTGCAGCCGCAGCTACCACAAAGTTAACATCATTTTGATTAGAGTTACTGCTAGTGTTTGCTGGTATGCCACCAAACTCTCTAAAGTCCCAATAACCAGAGTCTATTAAAGTTATGATAGGGATGTCTCCATCGGAATCTTCATAATCTAAACGAGCAAAAGCATCTGCGCCATCACCGTTTGCACAAGTCCACCATACTCTTTGTAGAGAAAGTGTTGTAACTGATTGTCCTTCTTTGTTACCTGCTAACGCTGATACGTCACCAAAAACTGTTGTGCCACCTGTTCCGTCAGACTGCACTACTATTTTAATTGTTACTCTCTTATCATTCTCTTGTAGGATTGTAGGTCCTGTTACTGTATCTGCCATCGTTTCCCTCCTTAATCAAGAAACTGTGGGGCCGAAGCCCCACTAATTATTAAAATACTGAGTATTCTAGCTCTACTGTAAATCTTCCAGCAGTTACATCAGCATTTACCGCTGTGGTGGCAAAAGCATATAAGTTTTTGCTAGCGATCGCTGCTGTAATGTTTGGAACAAATATGTGGTAATTACCAGCACTATTGTTAAAGTTTATGTCAATTTCTGTGATTGATTGTGTAGCACTTAATTGTTCATTAAAAGATGTTACACCAGCACCAACGATTTCAGTTCCTGAAGAAACTGCTGAGTTAGTGGCTGTACCAGAAGTTGCACTTAATGATAAACCACCAACAAGAGTTTCACCTGCTGCTGTTGTAATACCAATTAATGCTCTGTGAATGAAAAATTTAGTAGGTGTTACTAAACCATCAGGTGCGTCTGTATTTAATGCACCAAGTTCTACAAGAACATCACCGTCTCCATACGCAGTAGAAGCAGCGTCTGTGTCTGCTAAAGAACCTGCAAATGATTGAATTTTTCTAGTTCCCATGGAAACTAGTTGACCAGTAGAATTAACAGAAAAACCTGTTTCTGTAACAGCTCCAGTTGCAGCAGCTTTGTTGATTACGTTAAAGCCACCCTCTGATCTAACTGGACCGCTAAATGTTGAATTAGACATTTTTTACCTCGTAGTATTTATCACACCGTCTCTACGATCGTCTGCTAGGTCAGTCGGTGTAATTGATTAATCCCTAGTTATTGTGGGGCCGAAGCCCCACAAATTAAGTTTTATTAAGCTCCTGGTGAACCAAAGATAGCTCTGAAGTCAGAGAAACCGAAAGAGTATCTCTCTCTTGCTTTGTATCTTACATTACCAGTTTCAAAGTCACCTTCCATCTTAGTTGTGATAGGTGCTCTTTGGAAATGCTTCATCCCATTTGGAGAATCAGTCTTAATGAAGAATGCATCAGTGTCAGTTAAGAAGTTATTCACTGTATAACCTTCTGGTAACATTCCCATGCTAGCAATGGCGTTTAAGTCATTGTCAGCAGTTGCTGTTCTCAAATTAGATTTCATTAATCTTTCAGCAGTAAATTGAAGATTGACTGGGATAATAAGTTTTCTTCCGTTCAGAGCGATTTTTAATCCTCTGTCGTCAGTTAAACCAGCAATGTCAATTAACATTTGCTCTAAAGATGTTTCGTTTAAATCAGCAGCAGTTGCTAATTCATTCGAAATGTTTCCGCCTGTTGATGGGTGGTCAGTAGCACAAAGCTCCTTACCATCTCCACCAGTGAAAGATGAATCAAACGCATTGTTTAATACGTTTGCTGCTTTCACTTGTTTAGCGTTACTCATTGAACGAGCTAATGCTTTTGTATAACGAGAACTAATTCTGTCGTAAAGGTTATCCTCTACTGCTTCCTCAGTAATCGCAAAAGCAAGTGCTATTGTTTCGTGTGTGTAGCGCGCTGTGAATGACTCTGTTGCGTCATCATAGTTTACCGGAGTTCCCTCTGGCTTTACTTGCGCTGAACCGAAACCGGATAGCATTACTTCTTCTTCAAAAGCTCTGTCAGAAGTTTCTGTATCATAAATAGCTTCGTGCTGATTTTCGTATCTGGCATATTCCAACCCAAACAAAGCATTTAAGCCAGGCTCTAGTTCTTTTACCAGTTGTGATCTTGATATCGGCATAATTAACTACTCCTATTAACTTAATGCAGTTGTTAGCATCCAAGAATGTTCGCCAGTGTTTGGAATCACGTAAACATTAACGTTTGCGCTACTTGTATCACTGTTATCTGGGTCCTTGGAAATACCAATTTGCTTGAATTGTCCAGATGTACCTGCTGTAGAAGTGTCTAACTCCTGAGTTGATCTACCAGTAGCAGAACTTCCTGCTGTTCCTACTAAATCAAAACCAGCAAAATTCATTGCTGCTGTGCCTGTACCATCGTGCTGAACTTCGAAGACGATTCTAGGATCGTCGTAAACATAAGCAACAATATCCGAAGCGTTTGTGCTTGCTGGATAGTTATTACTAAATGTTGGCTTACTTGTAGTAGGGTCTGTAAAGAAACATCCACCAAAGATACCTAAAATTACGTTACCTGCTGCAGCGGCTTCAATGCCACCTGCAGTTACAGCTTTCACAGCTTGTCCGTGAAAGATGTCAGTTCCGTAGTTTGCGGCAATAGTGTATTCGTTTCTTCTGATAAGACCGCCACTAAGATGCCTTACGGGTCTAAACCCAAAAGCTGCGTCTTTATTTGCCATCGTTTATCTCATCCTTTTTTATTTTATTATTTATTCGATGGACAAAAGAGCTAAAAAATTAGTTCTTTCGGTTACCACCGAAGGTTACGCGAGACTGCCTTTCTGGTTTAGAGATCGGCATACTGGGGTGTTGTTCCTTTAGTAAATCATTTTGAATCGCTTCTTCCTTATTTTTTGTTTGTTCCGCAAAATAAGCCATTCGCTCATCAACGATTTCTACTGGAATTTTAGCCAGCAATAAACCTCCAACTCCTATTACACCAGCATATTTGCCTTCCTGAATGATAGGATATTCACTGTTTGCATCAGCTCTGACTAATTCAAAGCCTTCTCTTAATCTTGCAGATAAATTTTTACTATCTGCTTGACCTAGCACTTCAGCGCGTATCCATCTGTATTTAAACCCATCGGGTGCAGGTGGTGCATCGAGAGATGACGGTGGTGCCCATGGTTTCCTACGAGTCGCTTTCTCGCGGGATTGAGCAGCGCGTGGAGTCTTATTTTCATCAATTTTATTCATATGCCTACTCCTTCACGTATTTCGCATATTCTTCAAGTGGCACACCTAATTTTTTAGCTATCGCTACTTGTGATGGTGTGAGCCTCACTGTTTTGCGTCCAGACCTTGTGGTTCTATTTGCAGAGGCAACTGTCTGAACGGGTGATTTGCCTTCTTGAACCTCTCCCCCATCACTAAATTTATGGGGAAACTCTTTGCGAAGCCTTTCATCTATCTCTGTGTAATATTCATCAGAGGTAGGATCAAACCCTTCTTCTTCCACAAGTTTCTTGTGAATACCAAAAGAAGCGTATGTCATGGCTTCATCCTTACCGAACCACTCATTTTTTTCAGCCCAAGCTTCCGCTTTAGGATCAGGTCTGGTAGGGGCCGTTACATTATTTTGTATAGGCTGGTCTCCTATTTGTCCAGTATTTTTTAGTGATTCTTCGTACTTTTTTCTTTGATCTTCTGTCGCTTTTATTCTCTCTTCTTCAATAGCTAGTCTTGCAATAGCTTGATTAGCCGCCACTTGAGCATCTACATCTCCAGCAGCCATAGCATTTTTGAGTGCTACCTTTGCAGATTCTATTTCAGATTTAACACGACCTGTGAACTCGTTAACATAGCCATCGTCTAGTTTATCAAACTTACCTTGTAACTCGTCTTTTTCTTTTTTAACTTGTTGTGCAAAACTTAAAGCTTCTTTTTCTCTACGTTCTGCTTCACGAATTTTATAAGTTAATTTGTCAATTCTTTTTTTGACACCCTCACTATATTCTTCTCGTTCGTCTTTTTTAGTTTCTTTTACTTCTTCAGTTGTTTGTTTTTCATCAACAACTTCAGTTTCAGTTTCTTCTTTTTTCGTAGGTTTTAATTCCACGTCAACAGATTTACCTGATGTATCTAAATCAACCATCAGTGCATCTTCTTTTAACGATTCTACTTTTGCTGCTTCGGGCATGGTTATCTCTCCATGTTTAGTGTGTTACTGGTGACAAAATACTTTCTGGATCTTCTACTGTTCCCAATATTTCATCATCATTAAGTATGCGTAGTTCTCCGCCTTCAATATTTAGACGTGAACCAGCGTATCTTGCAAATACAACCCAATCCTTTTCTTGACACCAAGGGCCATTAGGAAAACGATCTTTATCATTGTATGCATCAGGTCCGACCTTTAAGACTAATCCAACATTAGTTGCGATTTGAGTTTCCTGAATTGTTTTATCAGAAAGATAAACTCCGCCTTTAGTTTTACCTGCACCTTTGTGTGGTAATACTAATATGCGCCAACCTGTTGGCTCAGGTAGTTTTGCTGATTCTTTTTTTTCTTTTTCTTTTTCTGCTTCTATTTTCTTTTTTTGCACAGCTTTCGCTACATGCGTGGGTAAGATTAAATTACTCATTTTGCTCCTGTTTCTTTTTAAGCAGGTCCGAGAGTTCCTGTTCAATATAGTTTAATGTATCAAGCTGACCTAAATGATTTTGATATTCATTCCAATCCTTGACTTGATTACTGATTATTAACTGAGTTATTTGACTTTGTCTAGTTCTAATTATTTTGTAGATCTTATCTACTATGTACACTGTATCCATTCTTTATTTCTTTTTAGTGATTAGTCCCATAGCTCCTTTCGCGCCCTTGATACCAAAGCTCGCCGAGCAGGCGATATATAAGAGATGCTTATAATAATCAGGGAGTGAGTGTAGGGCTTCAAAACCCGCCTTGATATGTGGTGTCCAACCGGGAATGAAGACTGCCACCGCCGGAACCAACAGGCATATTAAAATTAGCTCGTCTTTCCAGCTCCCCTTCATTTGATCGACCGCTGAAGCTTCCCAGCTAATTTTTCCTGCGATCTGCTGTTCTTTAATAGCTTTGGCTGCTTTAATTTCAGTAACAGCTAACTCTTGTTTTGCTTTTTTTGTCTCCACAAAACCCTTGACGCCGTCAGCGACGACGCCAAGTAAGGGCTTAGCTAATAGTTGCCAGACCATGGTTTAGGCTCCGCCCATCTTCCACAGTACGACTAAAACGATTGCACAAACAAAACCAGCTTTAATCCAGTCTTTCATGTTCCAATCATTCCATTCTTTGAGCCATTCAATTACATCTTTTACCAATTTCATGTTAACCTCCTAGTGCTCTGTTAAACTAAAGTCAGATTCAAAAACAACCTCTAATTCTGAATCTCCAGTTAAAGTCAAAACTTTATTAAGTTTGTTGATTGCCTCTTGTACATCATGTTTACAATCAGCGCAACCACAATGACAAGATCCACCATTACTGTGATGACATTCATGTCCGCAATTTTTACAGATAGACATTAATGTAGTGTTGCTTTTTTGACTTCATAGTTGTCAATACCATTTGCAAAAGCGTCCATCATATATTGAGTTTGTTCAGGACCTAAAATATTTAGATAGATAGTTTTTGCTACAACCATGAGCGAGGCACTAAGAGCCATAGGATCATTAGGATACTTTGCAGCAAAATTAAAAGCTTCGTCCAAAATTTCTTTTGGGTCACTACTTTTTAGTTTTCTTTTTTGTTCTTTTTTTAACATGTCCACCTTTGCTTGCCATATATGTGGGTATGCTAGCACCTTTTTTCAACATTTGCGATATTTTTTTTGAATCACCCACTCTTGTGCCTAAAGGTTTTCTATATTTTTTTTTTAAAAGTTTAATTATATTTGGACTTAGTTTACCGTTTGCCATTATTTACCTCTTTTCGACGCTAAAGACACTTCAGCCCGTAAATCTGCTATGTCTTCTTGACTTTGTATGCGTTCTTTATCAATATTATCCTTTTGTTCTAGCTTTTTACCTTCAAAATTAAGTTTTTCTAGGTCTAAATCTAGTCTTTGCTCCGCTAATTCTCTATTTTGTCTCACTTCTTGAGCTCTGAGCATTAATTCTTGCTGTTTTAAGTTAATTAACGGGTCTTTATCGTCTTTATTCATCATTTCTTGCTCTTCGTTCACCATTTCATTAGTCAATTCAGTAATTCTTTGTGCAATCTGAAGTTCATTTTGTTGTTGAAACTGTTGCAAGAGCTCTGGAGGCAACATTCCACCCATTTTTTGTGCTTCTTGTTCGATAAGTGGAGCGTTTTTCTTTGTAACTTCTTCTCTTGCTAATAATGCAATGTGTTCAGAAATGTGTGCTTGCAATATACCCATGGTAGGTGGGTTGTTTGCAACTAAAAAAGAACTCATGAACGCTCTATGAGCGTCTATGTGTGCTTGATGTGCCTGACCAGGGAACGCTTTGAGCCCTAACATTTGTAAAGACTTAGCATTTTCTACTCCTGGATCTTCGGGTTGAGGTTGTTGAGGAGGTGGTAAAATCATATCTATGTCTCTAACGCCTAACGCTTGATACATTCTTCTGTATGCCTCGTGCATGTTATGCATTTGAGGATTTGAAGATGCCATTTGTAATTGTGTTTGCGCTAGAGTAACGCGCTGCGCCATAGAAAAAATGTTTGGATCAGATACTGGGAGTATGTCAATACGTTGATCAAAATCTTGTTGCTTAATAATTCTGTTGCCACCGCGTACAGCGTAAGGATACTCAGGAGGTAAGCTTTCTGCGAAAACTTTAGATAATAATTTAAACTCAACTTTTTGTGCGTAATGTAATCTTTTATGTATAGCGTTCATCACTTTCGTGCCGCGTTCCATAATAGCCATTGTTGTGCCAACAGGATTAGCTTGAGACCCTTCACCCATTTTATTATCTGCGATAGATGCAAATCTTCGACCTGCGTCTACAACAAATCCTAGTAAAGCAAAAAGAGTTTGACTAGGTTCTTTGTAAGGGATCAACATTAAGGATTCGCGAATCGCGCCTCCCGGTGCGTCTACGTCTCTAAACTCACCCGGTTGTAAAGGTTCATCATCATCTCTGACTCTTAGTCCTCTCGCCTTAAATCCTGCAGGTAAGTTTGATAGTGTGCCTGCATCAATGAGTTGTCTTAGAGCAGATGTAGCTGTTCTTGATAGTCCACCAAGCATGTGTATAAGACCAAAGCCATAAAAGCCAAGGCCAGGCAAAAACTTGTAATGAACAAAGTATTGAATCTTTTTTCGTAGAACGTCTCCCTCTGCATAGTTGCGATAGATAGATAAGACTTTTCCAGAACCTTCGTCAACAGTAACCACATAAGGTAATTTAATACCAGTTGGTTCGCCTGTTGTCGCGTTCTTATCTTCGAAACCTGGTATGTCTAAATCGCAATGAAATTCTAACAACACAATATCTTCTGCATTGTATGTTTCTGTTACACCGTCTAACTCATCATACTTTTGACCTGCATCATTTTTATCGACAGGACTTTCAGAAATATCTATATCACGATACATACCGCCCACTTGTTTCTTGCGTAATTCATTACCCATCATCTTGACGACGTGAGTTATTCTTTCACAAGATTCCATGTCAGTTGTATTGTATGGAATGATTACATCTTCTGCAGGAACAAATTTAGAGACTGCTCTTCCTTTGACTGCATCATAATAAACTTTTTTAAACGAACTACCTGCTAGTGGTAAATGAAACAACATCTGATCTAGCTCTTGGTCATACTCTTCCATTTCATAAGTTATTTGATAATTCATAAATTCTTTAACACGTTGAGCTTGCTCTTCTACTTGTGGATTTATTTCACCCACAATTTGTGTTCGAACAGGACCTTCGGCAGGAAGTAATTCTTTGTAAGCTTGTGCTTGAAACTGAGTCACTGTTTCTGCTAGTAAAGGGTGTGTGACTCCACTTGCGCCAGCAAAAGGTTTTGATCTATCTTCGTATTTAAATCCTAATAAGTCTAATCCATCTGTGTAAGATTTTAACCAATCAGATCTTGCATCTTTATCGTATTCGTAATCACTCATTAAACCAGAAGATAAAGCTTCTAGTTCATCATCAGGTATTAACTCTGCAAGGTTTGCGTTGAATGCTCCTTGTTCCGAGGTATCTTCTGCAGGATTCACAATTGCTGAACCGTCGCCCAAGATCATCGCATCACCTTCCATTAAAGGTTGTTGTATTTCTTGTGCTGAATCAGGTTCGATTTTAATATCAATCTGATCGTCTGGATTATTCTTTTCTATTGCCATGTTATTAGTTGGTTCTTAAATCTTTTAATTCTTTCAAAATGTTTCTGTCCATGTCTCTAAACTTTCTAGAGTCAGAAACACCTAACATATCTAGTAAACCCTCTATCCCTCTAGAGGCTGCATCCATTCCTTTTCCTAAATCAGATTGACCTTCTTTCATTAGTTTTAATTGTTCTTGTGGAATAATTTGAGTGTTTAAAAGATTTATAATAGCACCCATTGATTGATCGTTTGTTGGTATGCCTTGATTTCTTAAAAAAGCACCTGCAATTTTAGTAGCGTCGACACCCTCTCTATTCATCATTGAGTTGTATACTTCTGAAGCTGCAAGGCTTCTTAAAGTGTCTATTGCTCCAACTTGTGTTTTTTCTTGATCACCAACTAGTTCTCCGTCACGAGTTCCCTCTTTGTAGCCTAGTGGTCTTGTCATGAAGTTTATGTCCATCATGCCTCCTTGGTTTTTACTCATGTCTTGCATGAGTTGTTCATATTCTGGTGTGCCTTCTTCTGGAAGTTCACCACTACCCATTGGTGAGGGTATAAAAAGATCTATAGGTCCTAAAGGTGCTGCTTTAGCTATTGCTGGAATGTAACTAGCAAAGGCTATTAAAATATTTTTTGCACCTATTTTATCTCCTAGTCTATATAATCTTTGTGCTTCATTTAAAATAAAATTTTTTATTAGCCCTGATTTACCAGAAAGGTTACCACCCTTCTTAACAATTTCTTGATCAACTAATTGAACAAAATTTTTAGTGCCTCCCTTAGGAACGTAACCTGTCTTTTTTTCAAAAAAAGCGTTAAATTCTTTAGCTTTTAATTTATATGATTTACCTTTAAAATTAAATTTAGCATTTTCTGCTTCTTTACCTTTTACTTCTCTAAAAAATTTATTTAAAGTTTTAGGATCACTTTTTGCCTTTGTCCAAGTTTCGTTTCTTAACTCTCCGTAACCTGTCGCTCCCATAAAAGAACTACCTTGAACTATTTTAGAAGCCTCGTTTCCTCCTAGACCTTTAACATAGTTAATAGTGTTTTTAACATATTTGTTTGCACCTGCTTGAGTATTTTTTTCTAAAAAAGGTAATCCTTGTGTTCCAACTTTAACACTTTTTACAGTTGAATCTTTTGGTTTAATGTTAGCTAATTCTATTCTTCCTTTTTTAATATAATCTCTTTTTACATCTTTATCGACGTTACTAGCTTTTGTCGATATTCTTTCACCAGGTTGTTCTTGTAAAGCTTCTTCAAATCCTGGTCCGGGTAAGTCTTGACCCATACCCACTGATGCACTAGCTCCACCTATTTCATCTACCAAAGCACCTATGTTTTTAGTTTTAAGAACTTTATTTAGAACAGGGTTAGGTGTCATACCCTTTTTCATTCCTAAGGGTTTTGTTAATTCATCAATTGAAATCATATTTATTCCTACACCGTAATGGCGGCTTGCACCGCCACACGGCTATCCCAGTCAGGGGTGTGCGATAAGGCTGACTGAAAACTGTTAAAACTCATTTAGGTTCTTCGGCCTGCGCCAAAACCTTTTACTGTAATTAATCCGCTGTTAGGTGATGTGTCCATCGCTACTACTTTTTCTTTCACGACTTCTCCACCTTCTTTAAAACCTTTAATTTTTTTATCTTTCTTTTTTGATTTTAATTTGGTTAATGCTTCATTTAAATTATTCATTAGTAATACTCCCTGTGTTCCACGCGCCGTGGTTCATCGTAGTAGTCATCGGGAAGTTGTATGAAATTGCCTTGACGGTATCTCATGAGAGCTTGTGTTGTAGAATCAACGTAGTCATCATGATCGCCAAAAGGAAAAGCCGCACACTCCTCTATAACGTCCTCAGTCCATCGTTCGTCTGGCACCCAAACTTGTCCAGCTTCGAACATTGGTGCAACTGAGTTTACCCTAACGTGTTTATCTTGTCCTCTGCTCGGAGTATAATTCACGACAGGTATACCTGCAGATCTTAACTCATCCGTCAAAGGAAGTCCAGAAGCTTTTGCTTCCACGATCACCGTTTCGGGCTCCCAGTATTTATATTTATCCATAGCACGTTTTTTTAATTCTGTAAACTCCCATCTGCCTCTTTCTGCATCAAGCAAAATAATCTGCGGATGGTTTTTTCTTGGATGACTAAACACGCCCCAAGTTGTAATCGCAGAATAGTCTGACGTTTCTTTTTTACTAAAAGCGGTATCATAACTTTGTATCACATGAATAAGATCTGGCACTTCTTTTTCACCCCATACTTGCCACCACTCTCGTTTAATAATACTGCCTTCTTCTGATGTGGGTTTTTGTTGCCACTGTGCTTGCCACTTCTGTTCTGTCAAAGAAGCTTTGGTAGTCTGCAATGTTTCAAGGTCCCAGTATTCTGGCCAGATAGGTTTGTTGCTTGGTAAGATAGCAGGAAACTCTATGAGCTCCCACTGATCTGCCTTGGGTTCTTTTGCTTGCGCATCTATTAGTCTGCCTGTTAAATCTTTGGTTCCCCAACGTGTCATGACAATAACAATCGCACCGCCAGGTTGTAAACGCTGACGAGGACCAGAGGTGTACCATTCATACGCGTTGTCAAATGCTGTGGTGGACAATGCATCTTGTTCCGAGTGCGGATCGTCAATAATCAATAAGTCTGCACCACGGCCCGTGATACTGGAACCAACGCCCGCTGCAAAATATTCTCCGCCATGATTAGTCTCCCAACGCCCCGCCGCTTTACTGTCCGCGGATATTGACACTTTATCAAAGACTTGCTGATAGATCTGACTGTCGATTAGATTTTTCATCTTACGACCAAACCTCACGGCAAGTTCTGTATTGTGTGTTGTTTGAATTATCTTGAGCTTTGGATTATTGCCCACGAGCCACGAGGGAAACAAGAAGGACGCAAACTCTGATTTCGTGTGTCGCGGTGGCATGTTCACGATCAAACGTTTAATCTTGCCGTCCCGTATGTCCTCAAATTTTTTTGCAATTTTTCTGTGATGATATCCAGAGATAAAGTCTGGCCAAACATGTCTAACAAAAGGCAAGAAACCTTTTTCCGCACCTTGTAATTTTTTGAGATGTTCTAATATCAGTTGCTCTTGCAACTCGATCTTTGTTTGATCAATCATATATATTTTTTTATATACTATTTTTATGGGACTCCAAATATATTATTTAGGGGTGGGTACATTTTAGGGGGTGGGTGTTCCTGTCAAACTTGCCTAGGGTAAAATATAAAAAATATTTTTTATTCTATTTAGGGGGGTGGGGGGTGGACCGGGGGGCGAGGAGCTGGCGCCAAGGACCTGGCGCCAGCTTTATAAAATTATTTATCTAGTTCTTTGATAGCTTTGTTCAGAGCGTGTCGGTCACCTTTATACATTGCAAGCATTTTTTCGTATAACTTCTCATGCTTGAACTTGGCTCGCAGCTGCTTGACATTACACTCTAACTTTACAGAAGTGGTAGTTCCTTCTTCGTCCTTCAGGACAACAACCAAGATGCCTGACTCATACTTACCGTTTTCTGTATCGAAGGTAGAACCAATGCCGACGCTTAACACTTCGATATCTGAATTTAGTAGTTTCATATTCATTATCCTTTCTGAAATAATTATATATTAAATGGCGGTGAAAAAAAAGATTTAATAAATAGTTGGGAGGAGCTGGGAGCTGGGGGCCATGCCCCAGCTCTATTGATTACCTAAATAATTCTAATTGTTTAGGATTATGATTGTTTATTGACGCTGGAACTGTTCCGACAAAATTAAAAGTTTTATTTTTATTATCGAATAAAGCACGCCTCAAAATTATCTGATCAACGTAAAACCTAAATTCAATTAAATCTTTTTGAATTTCTTTTTTTGTAGTTTTATGATTTACGAACTGATTAGAGTAAGTTGAACTTGAGCCAACTTTAACATTAACTTCGGCTATATCTCTAGCGCCCCAGCTTTTGGAACTTTTATAGATACAAGCTTGAACAACATTATATATTGGGTGATTTCTCATTTCTAATATTCGTCCTTTCTGACTGTGATTATATATTATTTGATCGTGAATATAATATCTTTTTTCATGGCTCAGGGCTCAGGGCTCAGGGCTCAGGGCGTACAATTCAGGGCTCAGGCGTCAGGGAGCTCCGACCATATATCAATTTTTAATAAAAGATAAAAAACTAAGATAATTCAGTAAGTTTTATTATTAATTAGGATTACTTGAATTTTGTTTAATATTGTTTTTAAGATGATTAATTACACCAGAAGCTTTTTAAATAGCTCTATAAACTGCTTAAAATGGATTTTTTTATGGGATATTTTGAGAATTTTGCCCTGAGGGTGGCGTCATATCCTCAGGGCGGATTAATAAAAAAGATTAAGCGACCAAGCTTAATCCTACATCAAGAGCTTTATCGGTTATAGTCGTATCAGATAAAAGAACTTCTTGAGTTCTCATCTGAATAGCCTTATCACTATTACCGCCTTTGAGGTGGCTCTCATTATAACTAATAGCATTAAATACTTTTAACAAGTTATCATCTTTTACAGATTTTAAATCATTGCCTGTATTTTTTAACTTGTGAATTTTGCCATTAGCTTCATACATATCATGAAAAGCGTTAAAGCTTCTTTTTACATTAGCATTAACTTTGAAATCATTACCAAAAGTCCAATTTGTATCGGAGTTAAACTTTTTGTATGAAAAGTTTTTATCTTTTAGTAGCTCAGGCTGGTAAACCAATAACAAGTAATTAATTAAATCATT